GGAGGATCTACAGATACCTTCTTATTAGATATCTTTAGTTTTGGTTTTTTCTTTATAACCTTTGCCATCTTAAGATCCTAGTGTAATTCTTTTGTAAAACTCTGCATCAATATCTTTTATAGGGTTTAAAAAATTAACTCTACAATATCTATTCATATTTTCTCTAGCTGTCTTACTATTTGTTACGCACATATTAGCAGCTTGATAAGATGCATTTTTTTGCAAAAGTGAATCAATTCTTTTTTTTATTGTTTTGTTAGTTAAGTAACTCATAATACAAATATACTTTATTTAAACTCCAATTATTTTGTCTATATCACCACTGGCCACACCATTAACCTCACCTATGTTAGCACTGGCTACAAGATTAACGTCATTAGCATATCCTGCAAACGTAACAACTAAAGTTATTGTCCCAGAAAAATCTATACCTACAGTTGTACTTCCGCTACCAGAAAGACTGTCAGTATCTTGAAAGTCACTATCATGATCTACAATAGCACATATAAAACTATTATTATTTTGAATAGCTGTACGAGCTGCCGCATTTAATGTAATAGCATTATTTGCTCCATTAATATTCCAAGTAGAAAGTTCACTTGAATATGTAGTACTAAAATCTACATTATTAAAATCGTCATTTATAAGATCATCACTTGCTCCGCCAAAGGCATCACTTGCACAAACTATTACATCAGCAGTACCAGATATACCTTGACTTTCTATATTTAAAATAGCAGAGCCTACGGCAGATGTAATAGATGATGAATCAAATTGTAAAAAAGATCTGATATATCTAAATGTGCCTCCACCTCTACCTGTGCTTTTAAAGTATTGAACAGCACTATCTTGAGCTGTGCCTTGTGCTGTAGATGTGCCAGAAGCTTCATCTCTAGCTGCTGCTTGAGTTGAATCAACTGTACCTATAATCCTACCACCTTTATTTAAGTTTATAGTAGGCATTTAAAATACTTTTTTAGGAAGGTAATATGTAGTTGAATTAAAATACATATTAGACTCAGGATTTACGGAAATAGCTTCATATGAAACACCGTCTATGTTGTGAATAGTATTAGCAGAAGTATTTGTGTTCCACCATGTAACTTTTGCTCCAGGTTTACATAATGATGCTATAGTAGTAGCAAATAAAGTCCAGTCATCTTCCCCCCATGTATCGTAAAATACTCCATCGTAAGTAGACAAAGAATCTTTTACTTCATACCAGTCTCCCTCTACTATGGTGACATTAGGTTTATCTACAGCCCAAGCTTTAGCTTTTTCTATAACTTGAGGGTGGTTTTCTACTATAGTGTGAGATGATATAGAATTAGCTTGAATATGCCCAGCAGATATACCCATACCAAATCCTATTTCTAATATATCTCCACCCCCTTCACATACATAGTCAGCAGAGGCTTTCATTATAGGATCTTCCCAAGACATCATGACCTGCATTTCCCCTCCAAATGCCTCATCTGTATAATATATTCTATCAGACTCAAATACTAATGTTTCGTCTATATAACCCATTATGCTATTTTCACAAATGTGTTATCTGGGTTAAGGAACATTTTTTTACTGCTTACATTAAGAGAGTATCCAAGTATTCTAACAAATTGACCAGAAGAAGATGGAGCTGTAAGTGTAGCTTCTCCAGCTGTTGCCGATGCATATACTATTGCTCCTTCATTATCACTGCCTGCTGTATATGCGCTATTCAAAGTAACACATCCTTTTATAATCATACCATTCGAAGAATTTCCGCTTCCTGCAGCAGCTGTTGCAACACCAACTAATTGACTAACTGTAGTCTCTGCATCAGCATCTATTAATGTCCATGCACCGTTTCTTAAAACATATATGGCTCCAGCAGTAACGCTGTCATTACTAATTCCCGTTAATATTTCAGCGCCAGTTCCAAAATCACCAGCATTATTACCGCTTATTGCGTGAACTATTGATCTAGGGGAAAGTGTGCCAGTTGATACATCTCCTGTAGTGTCAAACGTACTAGAACCTATATCTATATTACCAAATCCAGATGAAATAGATCCACTACCCAAAGCGCCAACAGTCGTTATAGCAAGGCCATTTATATCTGCTTGCGTCTGATCAGCTGTAGCGCCATCTTCTACATTAATAAAAGTTCTAACATTAGCTGCTGTCATTTCTGTAACAACCCCATCTGATCCTGCATTATTACCCAACATCCTTGCGTTAGTAACATTTTGAAGTTTTGCGTATGTAACTTGATCATCAGCTATATGAGCCGTATCTATAGACGCATCTACATAGTGCTCTGAATTAATTGAATCATCTGCTATGTTATCCCCATCAATAGCATCATCCCCAATATTAGCGTGAGGCAAAACACCTGTTACATCAGCAGCTAAATCAATTTGATTTCTTGTAATTTCTTGTCCTGATATAGTTATATAGTCGGGCGTACCAGCTAGTGTTACATTAGTTGAATTATCAGTACCAGCAGCATCTACTCCAAGTGCAGATCTTGCTGCCGAAGCTGTTGTTGCCCCAGTACCTCCATCTCCAAGAGCTAAAGTTCCTGTAATAGATGAAGCTGCTAAATCAACAGCTACTTTATTAGACTCTATTACTAAACCACCGTTAGATTTTAAGTCAGTAGATAAAGTTCCTGTTGTTAAGTCTAAACCATCGCCAGCTGTAAATGTAGTGCCATCAGCACCTGCTGCCCCAGTAGGACCTTGAGGTCCAGTAGCACCAGTAGCACCAGTAGCTCCAGTAGCACCTGTAGCACCAGTATCTCCTTGAGGTCCTTGGGCTCCTTGAGGTCCTTGAGGTCCAGTAGCTCCAGTGGCTCCAGTATCTCCTTTAGGTCCTTTTTCAGTAACAACAATGCTAGAAACGGATGGAGAAGATACGCTTACGCTCGTTGATGTTTGCGTAAAACTTACAGTATTTCCACCAGATACAGAAACGTCAACAGTATTACCTTGACTTGTCGTTACGTTTACACTCATTATCTTCTAGCTGCTTTTGTTACATCTTCATTAATTGTGAAAGAACCACGTAATACTGTAGTATGAGTATCTACACCAGAAGCTGTAGGAAGAATGAATTGAAGATCATAAATATGTCTACCTGCAGGCACATTTCTCATTGTAGCAGCAGTAGCTTTTATAGTTACATTTCCATTATCATCCACAACGAAAGGTTCAAAGTATGCCGCTCCTGGAAGTTCTTGAGTATTTAAGTTTCTACCTTTTAAGCCTTTTTCAGTTGTTGCAATCAAAGGATTAGATCCTCTCCTATTTGAAGGCCATACCTGCATAACAAATGAATAGTTGTCTGTAGATAAGTTAAGGCCTGATCCTGATGAATCTTTCAGTGTTAAGGTTAGTTCAAATGTATCTCCTTGACGACAGGTGATATCTAAAACTTCTGATACGTCTAAATTTACTTTACTGGCCATCTTGCATATTCATTAATAAGTTTCTCATAGGATTCCCTTCCTCTCCTTTTAATTCTGTTCTTTGTCCTTTTCTTTGAGATATGAGCTTAGACTGTTCTACAGCTTGTTTTTTAACTCTATCATCCTTTCTATCTTCTTTAAGAACTTCAAGTTTTTCTTTAAACTCTTCATCTGTCTCTTTAAATCCTAAAGTAGCTTTAGCTCTAATTGTCTCAATCTCTTTGTTAAACTGATGGCGCATAGCTGCAAGTTGTCCATCTAGCTGTGCTTTAAGTTGCATCTTTTGTGCCTCAATTTGAGCCTCTGCTTGCATCTTTTGACCATCCATTTGCATTTGCATTTGTTGCTGCTGTTGAGCCATCTGTGCTTGCATCTGCTGTTGCTGCATAGCCATTTGTTGAGCTTGTTGAATTTTTTTCTTTCTTCTTACAATTAAAAGACGTTCAGCTTGATTTACATCTTTAAGCTCTCTAATAGCCATAGCGTCTTCAAGATCTATTTCTTTTTGACCTAAAGATATTTGTATCGCTTGTTCTAGATATGCTTGATCTTTATCATCCATATCTTTTTGAACTTGAACTCCAAAATTATACATAGGCAATCTAGAAAAACTTGTAAGAATGTCCATGTTTGTTTCACCAATAGCATTTTTATAAACTTCCATAATTACAGACTCATCTGGAAGTATTTGCAAACATTTTACAATATCATTACAAACATATTTGTAAAGTATCATAGATGCATTTGTAATATCATATGTAGCGTTATTTGATGCAGCGATAGCTTGCTCTCTAACTCCAACCAATGCTTCAGACTTTGGTGTACTAGCATCAACAACCTCATTAATACCAGTAGTATCACGTATCATTCTTAGGTAATGATTGTATAATCCAATAAGCTCATTAATATTTCTAATGCTATTACCTATCTCACGTATAGGTGGGTTTTGAAAACCTCCCTCTGGATTTTTACTTCTATAGTAGAAAACACCAGTTTGTTCGTATATATCATGAAGATCTAACGGTTGCAACTCCCCTCCCTTACCTAACTGCACATTCTCTAAACCTTCAATATCTATAATTAATCCATCTGGTTTAGCCTTAGCTATAGCTTGTTGTATTTTAAGATGTGTAAGCTGAAGCATATCAGCAAATCCAATACAGCTGTTAACCATAGACTTTGGCATCATATCAGTTAAATTAGTTGCCACAACAGAGTATGACAATCTAGCTTTACTTATGTCGTGAATGTTTTTAGGAACATTACGCATTCTACCGTAACCAAATAGATAATCAGTACCTAGTATATAATAACCTTTATATACATTGACAATCTCCATCTTATGAGGCTTTCTTTCAAAAACACTACCTGCTTTTTCTTTATAGTTAAAGCCTTCATAGAAGAAGTTTCTGTTACCGAATCTATTTTCTTTCTCCTCAAAGAACATGCAGTCTGTAGACAAAAACTCAAACTCTAATACATCTACAGAATATTCATCATAATCATAAATATTTCTACCTAGCTTATCATCGTATGTATATGAACCACTAGTTCTTCCAGAAGTTTTTTTAGCAATCTTTTTAAAGTCTGACTCCTCTAACTCTCCACTAGCTATTCTTTTTAACTCTTGTATGGGCATACTTTTTATATGCCCAGCATATGTTAGATCCTCAAAACTAGGGTCATTTGTTTCACTATGAATAAAATCTTTAGGCTCTACATAATGAGTCTTAATACCATAATTAGGATCGTTTGATCTTTTAACCACAGCAATACCATTTGTAGCTAAATCATTTACGCACCTTCTAAATATATTATCGTCAAAGTTGTTCCATGACAGCGTCATATCTGTTGCTACTTGTGCAGCAATCTCTGCATCACTCTTTACATTTTCACCTATAAATATTTCTGCTTCAGCTTCATTATCAGGAATCATTTCTGGATCCATACCTATAGTAGCACCAGTTTTCTCCTTTAACTGCATAAGTTGTTTTTTTAAAGCAACTTGTATCTCTATACGTTTTTTATCTCTATTTTTTTCTGAAGACGACAGAGGATCAACAGCCTCTAAGTTTGGATAAAGATTTCTACCTAATATTTTATTAACTACAATCCTAACAAACTTTGGTAATATTGGTACTGGAGTAAAATCAAGATTCATTAGACTACCATCTCCAGAGTTAGGATCTTGATTGTTTAATAATCTTTTATAAATTGTAGTATCTTGTACTCCATTAGCATACTCTTTATTTCTCTTAAATAAAGTATATCTTTTAGAAAATAAAGATGAGCTATCAGCTCTTTTACCCCACTGAGACTCAATAGCTTTTGCGTATCTTAAGCCATAATCTTTTGTTTCCTTTTCTTGTTGAGGAGCAAGTGGATCTGGAAAGTTTTTTTTACCGCTATATTGTTTCATTCATCTTAGAGTATATATTGCAAATATAGGAAATTAGCCGATGACTTTATATCGCCTGAAAAATTTCCGTTCATCAAAGTTACTGACTTTCTTTTTCTTAACTTTTTGCGCAGCAAGTAGGGCTAAACCAGAACTAATAGTAAGGTCAAATTTAGTTCTATTATCTATTTTATATCCTATCCAATCTTCTAAGGTTTTATTAAAATACATATTACCTACTTCTGTAGTTTCGTAGTTTACACCTACATGATCATGAATATAAGATTCTATAGCATGAGCATGAGCTTGAATTATATCTTGAGAGTTTGATGGTATGCCTTTTGTTTTAACCTTTACTTTTGCTGTACCACTTTTTAGATGTTGTGGTCTATCCATTAGATATCCATCATAACCTCTTGACTCAAAGTATCTTGCGATACCATACTTATTGTTTTCAATTAAGATGGGATATCCATAGAATACAGCAGCCATTAAAACATCTTCATAAAATATTTTAGCAAGTGGAGGTCGTGATGCATATTCTAATACAAACATATTACATGGGTATTCCATATGAAACTTATTGTATAAATGAAGTGCACCTTTAGATCCTCTACCATCTACAGTAGCATCAAGATCGTAGGAGTCGACTCCACCACAACCTATTTCTGAATTTGGTGCAACTCTTTTACCCCTAACTAATTGTTTTTTATTTCTAAATTCTGCAGGTGGCATCCAAGATATATTAAATCTGCCTACAGGATCTGGCGTAAAAACTACTTCAGTATCTTTTACCCCACCTTTCCAAACAAAGTTTCCAGTTACAACTGGATTAGGAAACAACTCTTCATTATATTCTATCTGTTCATATATTTTACCAATATTAAATACACTACCTTCAATGCTATCTCTAAAGGCTTCATCTGCTGTAAATGGAAATTGACGTATAACCTCATTCATTTCAGATGCGTTATCCTTTAATGAAGATCTTTCATTTTTTAAATAAGTTCTAGCGCCTATAGTTATGTCTTCTCCATCAATACCTTCTACTGCAGTATCTGGATCATTTATAACTGGGTTTCCATATAAATCAAAAAAACCTTCTAAAGATTTTTCTGCAGATATAAATAATCTATATAAACCTGTTTTAGTTCTCCCATTCTTGTTCCTCTCCATAGGATTCGAATCCTCCCATAGACTCTTGTATTCTTTTCCACCTTTTGACATTGGATTTACCGTGCTTCCTACCAGAGCTTTTCCCACGATTTTTCTTCCTACGATCAAACAAGTCCTCTGAATCCTCCAAGCGTCTCTTATGTCTGTTGGTTTTTCCCATTTTCCAGCTTCATCTAAATACAATATGTGTAGCTTTTCACCATCGTATGCATTGTTAGTTGTATTCTTCCAGTTAATAACTGTATTAAGCGCTTCACCTTTTTGTGATGTTTTATTGTTTTTGGTGATACGCTTTGATGGTTCACGAAAAGCTAACTCCATTCTTGGATTCGTAGTACCATCTTGTATTGGTTTAAAAAAGAAAGGGTAGTGCCTAAACATATACACTACCTTTTTCATAAAAATGTTTTCTTGTGCATCTTTACCTGTTTTCGACTGGATCCCCATAAGCTTATCTTTAACCTGTGTAGCTTCATCCACAAGAACAGAAGAACAGATATTGGTATAGCCAGAACGACGACACTTAGTATATAACTGACCGATACAACGAG